GGGATTTGTTTGCGGGTATGGCGTTGCAGGGGTTGCTTGCAGATGAAGGGGGCAGTTTATTAACCAACAATGGCGAAAAGTATGTAGCTGAATATTGCTATGTCCTAGCCGATGCGATGCTTGATGCCAAGTACGCCGAACCTGCGCCCGAACCTGAACCCGAACCTGAAATGGGTATCACAGCTATCAAACCTAAACGCAAGGCGAAATAACTATGGCAATGACGCCCGAAGCTAAAGTCAAAGCGCAAGTCATCAAGCAGTTGAAGGAGTTGGGTGTGTATTACTTCTCACCTGTCACAGGTGGGTATGGGCGCTCAGGAGTACCTGACATCGTTGGGTGCATGAATGGCAAATTCTTTGCTATTGAGTGCAAGGCAGGTAAGGGCGTAACGACTGCGTTGCAAGAACTAAACATTGAGCAGATTAAAAACAATGGTGGGTACGCTGCTGTGATTAACGAAGCAAACGTATCTGCGTTATCAACTTATTTAAAACTATGGGGTAGCCTAAGTGGAAACTAAATCTGTACTGGATGAAGCCAAAGAAATTATTTATGGCGATAGGGAGAAGACATACGGGCATCCCTCAAAAAACTTATGGGCAATTGCTCTTATGTGGCAAGCGTATCTAACATCTAAGAGCGGGGGAGGGTTAGTGAAAGATTTAGACCTAGAACCACAAGATGTTGCAGTGATGATGATATTGCTGAAGTCAGCACGACTAGCTAACGACCCGACCCATAGGGATTCTGTAGTAGACATCTGCGGGTACGCCGCACTAATCGAACGGTGCGAGGAAAACACTAATGAGTAATATCACACGGCTTGCAGAAATTGTAGATGCGGTGAAGGGTAAGTTTCACCTAGACGATATTGACCTACAGATTCTTGGGCTGATGAGTGCTAAGTGGGATGAGGGTAGAGATGTGCGTGTGACTGATTTAACTTTGAAGTTTGGTAAAGAGTTGGCATCACCTGCGAACATTCACTACCGCCTTACAAAAGATTTGGTGGACATGAAGTTTATTAAGCTAGAGCTTAGCGCAGATGATGCACGAGTGAAGCACATTATTAAAGGGAGTAAGTTTGATGCACTGGATCAATTCGTAAAGGAGTTGCTGTGAAAGAAACCATTGAGGAACAACTTAAAAAAATATTTAAGCAACAGTTTGATAAGGTAGAAGAGTATGAACAACGGACTAAAAATAATTCTAGCAAGGATGGACACCAACCCCGAGGAGTTTCAAAGTTACCCAAACAGCAGGTGGAGGGAACTAATAGATAGCCATTGGGATATTTTTCTTGACGAAGAGCGTGATGAATATCAAGCGAAGCTACGGGTAATTCTGGTTGATAAGTTCTCAGAACTCGTTGTGAAAGAACTGATGGATGATGAGCCAGAAACCATGCGGTACAAAGCGTCTGAACGCTACGCTACTGGAGGGATAGACCCAAGAGGAGCTTTCGGTAATGCCCCAGTAAGAGTAAAACTAAATGGTACGCAAATATCTATGGCAAATGCGTTGGGTATACCGCTTGATAGGTACGCTGAACAATTAGCAAAACTAGGAAAATAACATGATTACAAGATTACTAAGAAGGTTCTGTTCACCCGAAGTGGAGATGATGCTCAAGCATTTGGAAGAACACCCTGAAGATTTTAGGTCATCAACCGTAACTTATAGACGAACAAGCCGGTGGGAGTTATTAGCGAATGATGTGGCACGGAAAGGTACACCCATTGAAAAACGCGTGTTGCGTAGTATTGAGGAGAAAGCATTTAAAAAAGCAGACCGTCAAGTATTGCTTGGGCAAATTGTTGCACAGACCGTAGCCCCTGAGACAGTATCGCAAGAAGAGATCGAAGACGGTACTGCCATGTTAAGCCAACAATACTCGAAGAATTTAGCGCAAAGCATGTTGAATACAAAGAACGCGCTGCAACAGGGTTTAATGAACTCGCAGCTTCAGAACCAAGTATATGGACTTGGTGGTGCAGGTGTAGGTGGAGCTATCTCTGCTCAGTCAGCAGCACAACAACAAGCCATGCTTAATCAATATCAAAATGTAGCAGGGCAAGCACAAGGACTTACTGGAATTACATCTACGTCTACAGCTACAAGTTACCAATCACCATGAATATTATTACAGTAGATTTTGAATCGTACTACAGCAAGGACTTTGGGTTTCGTACCCACACAACTGAGGAGTACGTGCGTGGGGATGAGTTTGAGGTTATTGGCGTAGCCGTAAAGGTGAATGATGAAAAGACAAGATGGTTCACAGGCGACCACGAACAAACAAGATCATGGCTCAGTCAATTTGATTGGGCTAGTTCATTTGTGCTTGCTCATAATGCTCAGTTCGACGGCGCTATTCTCTCGTGGGTTTTTGACATTCATGCGAAGGTCTGGCTTGATACTCTGTGCATGGCTCGTGCTATTCATGGCGTGGAAGCTGGTGGCTCACTTGCTAAGTTAGCTGAGCGGTATCAGATAGGGCAGAAAGGTACTGAGGTAGACGATGCCAAGGGTAAGCGGCGCAAGGACTTCACAATGGCTGAGATCGAAGCCTATGGTGGGTACTGCAAGAACGATGTCGAGCTAACGTACCAACTGTTTAACCTGATGATGCAGAACGGATTCCCTAAGAAGGAATTAAAAGTCATTGACTGCACACTCCGCATGTTCATCGAACCCTCCCTTGAACTTGACTTGCCGCTACTTGAGCAACATCTTGAGGATGTGAAGAACAAGAAGGAGGCCCTCCTTGAGGCTTGCGTAGCTGATAAAGAAACACTCATGTCAAACGATAAGTTTGCGGAGATACTCAAGTCATTGAAGGTAGACCCTCCTACGAAGATCAGCGCACGTACAGGCAAGCAAGCATGGGCATTTGCTAAGACAGATGAGGACTTCAAAGCCCTAGCTGAGCATCCTGATCTGCGTGTGCAAGCACTAGTAGCTGCACGACTTGGAACCAAAACAACTTTGGAAGAAACTCGTACGCAACGGTTCATCGACATTGCTAAGCGGGGCAAGCTGCCTGTGCCAATCAAGTACTACGCAGCGCACACAGGTCGTTGGGGAGGTGACGATAAGATCAATCTTCAGAACCTACCTAGCCGTGGGGCAAACGCAAACAAGTTGAAGTTATCTATTAAAGCGCCAGACGGGTACGTACTGGTTGATGCCGACTCATCACAGATCGAAGCACGGACTGTTGCATGGTTGGCGGGGCAAGATGATCTAGTGGAGGCATTTGATCGTGGCGAGGATGTGTACAAAATTATGGCATCAGCTATATATAACAAGTCAGTTCAGGAAGTCACTAAGGAAGAAAGGTTTGTTGGTAAAACGACTATCCTCGGGGCGGGTTATGGTATGGGCGCAAAGAAATTCCAAATCCAGCTTAAAGTACTTGGGGCAGATGTTAGTGAGTCTGAGTGTCAACGCATCATCACGATCTATCGTTCAACCTACCCTAAAATTCCGTTGCTGTGGAAGCAAGCGGGTCGCTGTCTTGAAGCCATTATTGGCAACAACTTATGTAATCTTGGGCTAGATGGGGTGGTGGAGTTTAGCGCCAAGGACAAAGGGTTTAAATTGCCAAGTGGTTTGTGGCAAAAGTATGATGGGCTGAAGAAAGTTACTGACCCACAAGGCAACACTCAGTACGAGTACAAGACCCGCAAAGGTATGGTTAAATTGTACGGCGGCAAGATCGTTGAGAACATTTGCCAAGCTGTTGCTAGGTGCGTGATCGCTGAGCAGATGTTAAAAATCGGCAATAAGTACCGCCCCGTATTGACAGTACATGATGCGGTGGCTTGCCTTGTACCGAAGAGCGAAGCCGCAGAAGGTCAAAAGTACATAGAAGAATGTATGCGATGGCGTCCGTTGTGGGCGCAGACACTACCCCTTAACTGTGAATCTGGAGTCGGCGAGTCGTATGGAGAATGTTAAAGCTGTTGAGTACGTCTCATATCAACTAGAATTGAA